ATCCATTGTAAGATATCCAACTGACCTTTGCGTTTCTGCAACTCGTCGTGAGTATCTACGGTATTAATCTTATTATATGTGTCAAATAGAGTTTGAACATCCTCTATAAACTCTTTCCACCCAATTGTTGCCATAGTGGAAAATCTATTCTCGTAATATTCTTGTAATTCTTTATTCAAGCTATTGCACTCCTAAATTAGATGTGTTATAATAAGCTTATATTATACATACATTATATCACAAGATTACTCCATTGTCAAGGGCTTTTCCATCTGTAGTTTAACGATGTCAAGTTTCTGCATCATGTCTTTTTCTTTCAAGTCCAGCTCTTTTTCTTTAAACATCAACTCAGACAACTTGGCACGACGCTCAAATTCCTTGTCGTCAGCCGTTCCAGCAGAAAGGTTAGTGGATATAGCAGCCGCCATTTTAGCTTGAACTTCTTGAGGTTTAAGTTGAGTTTCAACAGCAATTTGTTGAGCTTCCGCTTGTTGTTTACCTGCCTTAGTATTTAAGTCATTAGTTTGAGCAGTGATTAAAGCTGCTTGCAATTGCATTTCCATTTGTTGCATTTGTTGTGCTTCAGGATTTGGTTGCATTGCTTGAACAACTTGAGCAATTAAAGCATTTTTGTTAGGTAGAGAGCTGTTAGATATCACACCTTGCATCAAGATTGGAAGAATAGGGCTATCAGGACCAAGAGTTTTCATTAGGTTAATCATTTGCAATTGCTCAACTTCACGAGCAAGCATACCTAATGAGCTAGAAGCCACAAAGCTGTAATCTTTTACAGGGAAATGGTCAGCATCAAACTGCATGAAGCGGTAAGCGGCTTTCTCTACAAAAGGGATAAGGAAACTGTCTTGGAAATTAACAAGAGTGCGTTTATTCTTTTTGATAATAGATGATAGGGTGATAGACATCTCACCAGCACCAGCAGGGGAAGCTTGCATCGCTTGTGAATCAAGAGTGCCTGTCGCTTGTAGCAACATACCTTCAAATTTATTAGCAATCTCGATGTTAGAAGCATCCGTTGTACCAAACTTGAATGGCATCAAGATTTCAGCAGGATTGCCGTTTGTCAAGATGGTTTTTCCTGGTCTCACTTCAAATTTACTGCCACGAGGGAGGCGTGTAGCGTCCATAGCCATCATAGGAACGGCTGTTAAAGCAAGAGAATCTAGGTGACTACGCAACTGGGCATCAATCGCCTTTTGCATATTATAACCCTTCTCGGCAATACCACGACCCCAAAAGCGGTTAGGAATACTGTCATCTTGGTATGCAATAACTGGGCGGTCTTGCATCATGTATGGGTTTTTTTCTGCTTTAAGTAATTTATTGTTACCAATAATCACAATGGCTTCAACTAAATCACCATATTCTTCCATCAACTCGGTTTCATCTTCCTCACCAAGAAGGTCAACAATCTCCTCCTCGCCTTCAGATTCTAACAAAGCGGCTGGCACTAAACCATAGTAGCGAATGATGTGAATTTTGTCATCATTATACTCTTGGTCAATCCAAGAAGCCTCTAGGTCTTTATTTGGTGTTGCATCATCGTCAATGTCTGTGTCTTTATACACACCCTCTTTGACTTTCTGAGCAACAGTGTGAGCAGACACAAATTCTTCAATAGCAACTCCCATTGCTTCCTCAATAGTTGAGGCATTTGGGTCAATAAGGAAGTTTTGTGGGTTGATTGGGCGGATAGCAACATTAATTTTCTCTACTTCTTCCACACCAATCTGAATTGCGTCAGCATTTTCTAGTGGACGAGTGGCAGGTTTAAACTCTTTAGATTTTTTAAGGGTGATTTCACCAATACCTGTACCATAGATAGAAGCAAGAAGGACAACATCCCCAACAGCCTTACGAACTTTGTTCTTTTTGAAACATTCCTTCATGTATCGCTGTAGATATTCAATATCCGCTGGGTCTTGGTCGCCCATGTTATCTTCAATCTCAAACAAATGGTCGCCTTGACCAAAGACAGCTTCCTCTATTTCAGCTGTGTGGTTCTCAATAGCTTGTTGTAGAGCAGGAGAAGTGATGCGGCTACGCTCAGACTGACGAGTTAAGTCCTCAGCAGCCCATACGCCACGCCAAAGACGCTCGTATTCTTTCCAATCGGATAAATAATTGTCATCACGGTGGTCTCTCCACTCGTCCGTATAACTAACAATCCATTCTACTAACTTATTTTGCATTTTTAATACCCCGAAATTGCGTCCATTGGTTGATATTCTTCTTCTTCAAAACTATTGCTACTTTCTACTATTTGTATTTGGTCAATATATGCTAGTGCATCGATTAAGTCATCGTGCAACTGGGCATTAGGAAAGTTGACAAGCTGGTCAATAAACTCATTGTTCCATGTTCCCTCATTTAGCGTGACCTTCCCGTGCTCAAATCGCCCTTGGAGTGCCCACATGATACGGTCTGTTTTCTTTTGATTGCCATGAGTGACATCATCAATGCGGAAGTAGTGATTATGCCTACGCATAAGGTCTGTAAGGTAAGGATGTGCAGCATTTTTTAAACTCCCTTTTTCAATTCCAACAGCAACAGGTTCATACTGAACAACAGCCCTCATTATCTGAGCGCAAGTTTCCTGAATGTCCCACCTACCATGCAAAATATCTGCAACCCACCAACCACCTTCATGCACCTTAACAACAGCTATTGCTGTTTCATCCAGTTTTTTATTCTTGTTACCTGATTCTCTATCCACATTGATAAAACCAGCCAAGTCAACAGTAATGAAAAAACGACCTTCAGCAGGTTCTTCCTCATCTATTTTAATCCATTCTTCTTTAAACAAGTCACGGCTTGCAGCTTCAAACGAAGCCATAAACTCTTGACGGAAAGCGAAGCTTGACATACTTTGTTTAGCATTATCAAACTCCTTAGCTGGAATAAGTGGATTGTCGTACGAAGTGAAGTGAAACGCTTTCCATTCATCATCTCTCTCACTTTCAGCATATTTAAATAATTCGTAAAAATGGTTTCTACCTTTTGGGGTTCCGATGAACACCGCACCGCCCTGAACATCTGACAAGGCTGGGCGTAAAATCTGTTCCCAAACATTTGGCTTTAAGTCAGCATACTCATCGATTACAAGGAACGCTAAACCCACACCCCGTAAGGTATCGGGTCTATCTGCACCCTTGAGGTAAATCTTACGACCATTAACAAGAGTTAAAACCGAGGTATTCTCATGTGCCGAGGCAATGACATCATGCCCAATCTCTTTCAACAATCCCCACAAGATGTCTTTTGCTTGTTGGTATGTCGGAGCCACATAGAACACATCTTTCTCGGTGGACTTCAAGGCTTCAATAATAAGAAGCCAAGCGGCTAATCGACTTTTACCAAACCGCCTACCAGCAGCAAGAATCTTAAATCGGTGGTTGTCGTTAAATACTTCTAGTTGCTTCTCGTGAAGCTTGACATTTAAATCTGCCATTAAAAGTTAAAGCCACCACTTATTTTTAGTTCATAACCTTTAGGTGTTAAATTACCTGAAGCGTCTATAAATCCATTGTCAAACATTTGTTTACGAATTTGTGCTTGAACAGCAGGTGTTTGGTCATATGAATTATAGGTTGCACCTATGCTGGCATTGTCATTAGGATTTACCATTGGTATGTTTAAATTTAAACCCATATCATATCCATAAGGATTAACATTCCCTCTAGCAGAAAAATTACCATCTTGATAACTTCCTCTAACACTATCAGGTCTTGCTTCTAAATTAAGATTCTCACCACCATAGCGATAGTACATATCTTTAGGTGAGTTTAAACCTTTTGAATAACCAACAGTTCCAACAGGGGTATTATAACTAACATCACCAAGCAATGCGCCACGATTAGCATCAGCCATTGCACTTACATTTAGATTGCCAATCTGATTATTATATGCCCAGTTTGTAGGTCTATTGACAACACCAAATGCAGTAAAATCACCAGCAGCCATTAGTCTTCATCCTCTATTATCTCAGCATCCTGTACATCGTCATTATCATAGGTGGAGGTCTCCACTTGACCAATCCCCGTGATAGATATATTAATTTGATTACCCTTACCACTAGCTTTAGATAAATAATCTGCAGGGATTATTCGGTCAGCCACCAACTTAAGACACGCCATTTGGTCGGCATCGCCATCAGTTAGGGCTTTGTCCAATAT